CCCGGAGCTACTGCGGATCGGCTCACCGGAAACGGTAAGTTTGATCAGCGCGAGTGGACAGAGCGCCTGGAGGAGTATTTTCCTTTCGGAGAGTATTCTCTTCCTAATTGGCGCTTTGCCGCTACTCTGGAGGACGTACAGTTCCACGAACCTGGCGCGGAGAGGCCTGTAAGGGTCATCACCGTACCTAAGACGCTCAAGGCACCTCGGATCATTGCAATCGAGCCTACGTGCATGCAATATGCACAACAGGCCGTTGCGGGGTCCTTGATTCCCTTGCTGGAGTCCGACGATTATATCGGCGGCCGGCGTGGGATGATCGGATTCACGGACCAGCTCCCTAACCAAGAGATGGCTCGTGAAGGTTCCGTTAGGCTTAGCCTGACGAAGTTGGCGACGCTGGATCTCAGCGACGCCTCCGATCGTGTTTCGAATCAGCACGTTCAAGCCTTGACGGATGATCGGTTCCCCTGGTTTCAGGGTGCAGTTCAAGCGTCTCGGTCCCGTAGTGCTGATGTGCCTGGACATGGAGTTATCCCTCTGTCCAAGTTCGCGTCGATGGGTTCAGCTCTCTGCTTCCCGATGGAAGCGATGGTTTTCCTGACTGTCGCCTTTCTAGGAATTGAGCGAGAGCTCAGCGGACCCTTGACCCTAGCCTCCATCAGGAGTTTTAGGGGCAGCGTGCGTGTCTACGGGGACGACATTATTGTCCCCGCTAGATATGCCACATCCGTGATTGGTACCCTTGAGTCGTTCGGCTTTCGGGTAAACCATCGCAAGACTTTCACTGAAGGAAACTTCCGAGAGTCTTGTGGGAGGGAATTCTATGACGGGCAGGACGTTAGTATTGTCCGCGCTCGACGCCGTATTCCCTCGTCACGGAAGGACGTTCACGAAGTCGTGTCAGTCGTTTCACTACGAAACCAGCTTTATCAAGCTGGACTCTGGTCGACGGCTGGTTGGCTTGACGATCGGATTGGGCGGGTTCTCCCGCACTATCCTACTGTTGAACCCACGGCTTCTCTGCTGGGCCGCGTTAGCGTACTTCCTGGAGTTATCCAGAGAATGTCGCCGACGATGCATGCCCCCTTGGTTAAGGGGTATGCGGTAAGATCCAGGGCGCCCCTTTCGGGGCTCTCTGGAGAAGCGGCTCTGCTTAAGGTACTCCTCAACAAAAGCGAACAGCCAATCGCTGAGAGAGACCACCTGGAACGTTCTGGACGTCCC